TGAGCATTTGCGGTAATAGTATCTGTTGTTAAATTAAACGTGCAACTCTTTTGAACAGTATCATCGGAAGCGGTGTAGCTTCTGACTCTGCAGCTTAATTGATATGTGCCAGCGCCAGTAAATATTGCGGCTACAGTCTGTAGATCAGTTTGGTTGAACGTAACTGAGCCCGTAGATGGAATTACCGCTGCCGACCAAGAGTAAGTCAGATCGGTTGCACTTCCAGAATTTGCTGAAGAGTATGAAATAGTTGCAGGGCTCGTTCCACTCGTAGAACCAGAAATAGTAATGGCTCCAATAGCCGTAGATCCCTCGCCACTAGTAACACCAAGAATTGGAAGCGTTGCAGTAATTGTAACTCCATTTCTTGTAACAGCGCAGCTTGCGGTTTTTGCTCCTGCGCTTGTTACGGTAATCGTAGTAGAAGGAGACGTTGGCGTTCCAAAAGCTAAGCCACTACCAGACCATGAATATGTATATCCAGTTCCAGTGCCACTAACTATAGCGGAATAGTTTTCCGAAACACCAACAGTTGCTGTTGATGAACCAACAATCGTTACCCCGGTAAACGATGCAGTGATTGACCCTGGTGCATCTGTATTGCCAATTGCACCTTCAATAATCCAATTACCGGAAACATCCCAACCACTAGCGATTTGACTGTATCCATTTGAGTCAAGAGGCCAGGATAAAGCAGTTACTTGTATATCTCCAGTATCCGTAAATCCCATGCTCTGAACTTTGTAGACAGGTTCCGATGTAGTTACCTCGGCAATACAGAAAACAGCTTGAACCGGATTCAATGCTTTACCGTTGACTATGGTTATTTGAGTTTCCTGGATGCCACCAGAGCCAGTCCAAAGAAGAACATCATAGGTGCCGTCTGCAAAAGAATCATCATTTTTAATAATTGAACCATCTTTTAGTATGACTCCATTGCTTGGTGCCGAATAGCTTACGTTTTCCATTGCAAGCTTAAAGCATCTACCAGGTACAAGAGTGGCTTGTAGTGGCGGTATCTCAAAAGTTACCTGATGTGTTATCAGTCGCTTCATTCTTGCTTTGATTTTACCTACATCAATTGCATGTCTTTCATTGGTGCAAAAATCTGTCATATCTATGGTTTCAAGCAAAGCTGTTTCAGAGGTATTTGCTTCCCGAACCGTAACCTCCCGAATCACAGGGAATAAGCCGCGATTACTGCCATCACCCTCTGCCCGTCTTTCTTCACGCCATTTAATTGATACTCTGATTGGCTGGCGATCAGCTTGATCAAAGTAGTTCAACTTAAATGTATTTTCCTTAATGACACCAATATTGAAAAGCCCAACGATTCCTTCTGGTTGATCAAATAGTATGGCAGACTGTAAGTAGCTAACACCATTTTTAGTTACAAGGTCAAGCAGGAAAAGCGCTGCTGTATCATTTCCCCATGACCTCATGTTCACTGGATCAGACAGTGCGCCATCCCAGAAGTAACCCCTGCCCCTTGTCCAGGCCGTTGCTTCCTGAAATGAAGCTGAGTCAACCTGCAATGCGCTCATAATTGAGCCAACACCGTAGCGACTATTTGTTAGGCCAGCCTCAAGGAGGCCCGGAAAAGAGTGCGAGGAGCCAATTCCCTGATTAACGTAAACGCTGAATTGGCCAAGAGTTGAAGACTCAGTTGTACTACGAATATTTACGGCAACAAGTGTAATGTTCTCGTAACTGGGAGGGGTTGGCGCAGTATCAATGACGTTAATATAAGCAATCTCGTGCTCTGGGGTTGTGCAACTAGCAGTAAACTCTTCGTAAACAAACTGCTCTGCCAGTCGGCCCCAGTCATCTACAATGTTATTACTATCAACGTAGGGAATGCCAATATCTCCAACCGATGGAATTGTGCAAGGCATTTGAAACTCTGACTGCTGCCGGTCTACGAATGTTCCCGGCACTCGCATGACAGCGGCGCCATCTGTAAGTGTAAGGAGTGTCGAAAGCCTTGCATCAATTACCACCAACTGACCAGTAGCAATGTTGTTACGAATTTCCCATCCACTTACTGGTAGGTAATCAAGTTCCCAGCGTTGGCGAGAAGGGAATTCAATTCGGTTATACCAATACTGCTGTTGCTGCGTGCTTCCTGATACACCAAATAGCTGCGGAAATTGTGACCACTCGCCTGAGCTGCCAGCCATTCGATAGCGAAACCTCCAGAAACTGTAACGAGTTTCTATCTGTGTAATTGTGCCAGACTGAAATGCTGTTGTCTCAAGGATTTGCCTAGGCGCCAACAGCAGGGTATCGTAAATGTCACAAGCGTTCAGGTCAATTCTCCTGTAGCTAGGGGAGTCCTTGATATTGCAGAATCCTGAAACTCTAATACCTACCGCTGACTTGCCACCAACCTCAATGACTTGAGCTGGCTGTGGAATAGCAATTGTCGCTCTGGACAGTCGCATAATATGCGGCGAAGATGTGCCACACCTAGCACCACCAGAACCAGGAAAGTCGCATGACCCTGCTGATACAATTGTAAAAGTTGCTACGATTGAAATACCGCCGCCAATCGGCTGACTCTGTACGTCAGAGTTAAACACATCATCTGACGGTGTTCTGGACTTGCAAACTGCAATTGCAGATCCAATCCTATAGGTTTCCCCAACAACAATGGAATCATCCCACTGCCGCTGCCTGCCAGCAACAGCGGAACCGATGTCGCCCTTTAATTCTGAGAAGTTACCGCTAACGAAAGACTCTGCAGCCGAAGTTCCCGAATCAAGCAGGTAATCCAATTCATCGCCTGCCAATAAGCTGGTACTAACAATAACCGAACCATTTCTGCGAAGAGTAACAAGTCCACTTCTGCTCTGGTTGATAGCATCATTCTTTTGTCGCTGAACCAATGCAGAGTGGTCTGGCGAGCAAAGAATTTGCGAGTAGCCTCTGGCGCTCCAATACTGAGAAGCCTGAACGGTACTCGGGGTACTTGCTGGGCGCATCGACGGATTTAGACGATAAGCTAAACCGTTGCCAATTGGACTGTAAAGGCCAAAGACTGTTTGACTGCTTGGCTTGTATGTGTAGCTAGTGGCTTGCGTCCAAGCATTGTTTAGCCCGCGAGCCTGGAATACGTCTCCAGCTCCAGCATTTTCAGAGTTACCAGGATCATTTGCTGCAAGTCTTCCGGCAACACGATCACTTGACCTAATTCGCCCACCGCCGGGTCTATGATAGATGGTTACCCTTGCGCTTGATTCGCCAGCGGCGCCGAGGTCATAGGAACTTAATAGGTTTTCGCCAAAGGCAAACTGTTGGGGATCAATGCCATTAACTGGAGCTTCCCCAACAAGATAAATCGCTCGCAGCATTTGACTCCCGCCAAGGGAGTACATCTGCGACCAGATCATTGGACAATTAACACGAACCCCGCCATAGGTCACGCCTCCAATCGTTTCCCTGTTTGCCCAGATAACAGGAATTGTGGCCCCAAGCTCGACTACATCCTGAGAGCTTGAGATCCCCTGCTTTGGCGTAAACTCAGTTCTTGTTACAAGTGATTGACCCTGGCTTTGCTGTTGCCTAAGTTCTCCTGGCTTCTTGGGCTGCAATGGCCTAGGCCGAAGCAGGTATGAAGCAGCAGTTAGCACTAAGCTAATTGCTAGGTTAATCAGAAAAGCTGTTGTCGCTGGCTCAAGTGCAACCGGACCACGAATCGGCTGCTGTCTGTTAAATCTTTCTTTCTCCAGCAGGAAATTTCGATACTCTTGCTCTGTAACGCCAAGTATCTCAATAATCTGCCTATCTGCTGGCAAGAGCAATCTTTGGCGCTTTCTTCCAAGCATTAGAAGGTTACCTCTCCGTTTGGCGGCAATGCACCGACGATTGCCTGTGTCAACACTCTACGAGGCCAGTCAGAACCGATAGCGTCTAACGGACTCCCAAGGCGCAAGCTTACCTGCTGCAAGTCATGGTCGAAGCCGGTAATAGCATAGTTATCAACCATCTCGATTCCAGTTTCAATTAACGTTGACGGATCTAGCCATACAGTGCGAACTCTTGTGATCCAGAACTCGTCTGCAGCTTGCTTCCAAATATTTAAGCTGAGCGTGTTAACGTTAAAAACCAAGACAGCTTCTGCATTTGGAAACCCAAGATCAATGCTGGCACCGGTGTATTCAAATGCTGCAAATATAAAATCAATGCCCTTATAGGTACGCACCTGACTCTGATGAAACTGCTGAAAAGCGTATCCAGTTGGTGTACCAGCTTTAGTTAAAAGCTGCATGTAAACACCTTCGCTAATGTCGTAATCCATTAGATCCCCATTGACCTGCGAGCTGAAGGACTCGACTGTAGCAGCCTTGTCTGCTTAGCATTACCACGAACTGAGCTTGCGTCAGCAATTGCCTTAGCTTGCTCCACCGTAACTACATCAAGGCTGCCAATCCGAATTGTTTCAATCTTGAGCGGCGCAGAGCTGCTGGAAGTAGTAACAGATTGCGACCTAGTAGAAGTTGCAAGTGCTTGCCTTGATTCAGCAAATAGCTTGCTTTGTGGCGTGTAACCGTTTGATCCGGTTCCACTGCTACCACCTTTCGATACCTGCTGGAGCGCTTCACGGGAAGCGGCAACCTCCTGGCTGGCCTGCTGCAGCGCATCGCGGGAAGCCGACATCATTCCGCTCGCATCGACGCCCAGACGCCCCCCTCGCCCCCTTGACAGAGGCATGATGGCTTCTGGTCCTGCCTCGCCCGCCACACCGTTGCTAAGGGCTGCTCCGTCGGCGAATTGAAATAGCGTTGGCGAGGAAACAATGGAATTCGTGAACATGCCGCCATTGGCAAATGGCTTGAAACCACCAGTTGGCATGAATCCTGCACCAGGTAGCTCAAATTTGTTTGCGATGCCGCTGCCACCGCTAAGCCCAAAAGATTTCAAACCAAAGCCAATTAGCTCAAGAATCATCTTCTGCGCCATCATCTGAGTTGCCATTTCAAGGAAGTGTTGCCCAGTTTTCTGGAAGAAATCTGCCAACGCATCTCTTCCAGTTACTGAACCGCTAACGACTCCCTTGAAACCTTCGCTGAAAGCATCGCCAATAGCCTTTGCTCCTCCGATGACCTGATTTGTTGGGTCAATTAGGCTTTGAATATTTTCACGCATTTGGACTATTTCGTTGTTGACCTCATTCCTTCTGGTTGATTGAGCTTTTTCGGCTGCCTTTGCTGGGTCACCACTTCCGTTCACAAGCTCTTGATTGTAAGCCTGTGCTCCAGCGCCAAAGAATCCAGCCTTGGCTCCAGCGCCACGAGTTTGAAACTCTAGCTCCATTGCTGCCATTTCAGAATTAAAACGCATTTGCTGCGACACTTGAAGCATCTGTCTGTCAACATCAAGAGATTTTTTTGCATTTTCCAAATACTGCTTAGCCGCATCGGCAATTGCTTTCTTTTCTTTTGCGTTGTAAGCATTAGATTTTGACGTTCTTTCAATAATTCTTTTATTTTCTTCTTCAATTTGCTTTTGAGTCTCAAGTGATCTTGCGTCAAATGTTGCAATCGCTTGCTTGTCTGCAGCCATCGCACCAATCGAGCCCGCCTCAGCCTTGGTGAGACGCAGCTCTTGTGTTTTCTGCTTAACAGTATTCTCCCCTCTTGCAGCTTCAATTACACGCTGAAGCGCACCTTCTTCGCCAAGCTTATTGAATTTTTCTTGAAGAGCAATTGCGTCCTGCTTGATCTTGCTACCTTGATTGTCAAGTGCTATCTGCTGTCCGCCAATTTTAGAGACCGGAACACCTGAAATTACTGGACGGGCTTGAACTACAGCATCATTAGTATTTACTTTTGCAATGGCGGCTTCTGTGTTTGTGCGACCAGCGGCGGGTGCAGCTTTGCCCTGCTGCATTTTGCCAGACTTATAGTCAAAGTGCCATGGTTCTTTTTGAGAAAATGACATGCCAGTGTTGTGCCAGCCATACTTTTGTCCATTTCTTTGCATCCACTCGATTCCAGTGCGAACATCCAGGGATGTTCCGCGATTATGGCCAGACCTTCCTGGTGGAGCAGCTAGATTCCCGGTGCCATTTAGATACCTTTGGTATAAAATCGCCTGCTCAGCGTTGTCCCTGTATGAACTTGTTAGCGATATGCGTACACCTTGCGCGGCAGCGTCTGCCACCATTTGCTGATATGCGCCTGCAGCAGCAGAGTCAAGACTATGCCCACCACCAATTGAAACAACCTTGCCGCTTGGCGCTGCTCCGCTATATCCGGCGCCCTGGTAGACGGGTGAACCGCGATCACGTTTGGTCTGTATGTCTTCTTCTTCCCTCATAACACCCCTACGGATTTCTGCAATCTTTCTCTCCTGTGCAATTCTGTAATCTTCAATTTGGACTTCGTAGTTCAGGGTTGCGCGGCGAATTGAGTCAGCTTCACGGGCGAGTCCATAAATGTAGTTTTGCGTATCGCGTTGTTGTTTTGCAATGTCAATCTCAAGACTGCGACGAGCTACCTCAATCTCGGCTGCATTTGTGCTACGCATCCTTACCAGATCGGCTTCCGCTGAAAGAACGGCAGCAGCCCTGCCCTCTTCATTGGAGATCATCTTGCTGTACTGAAGGTCTACAGTATCAATTGCAATTTGCTTCCTAAGGCGATCATTTGAAATTTGATCACGCTGGATCTGCTGTTGTTTATTGAAAATATCGTCGTTAACACGGCGCTGCAAATCAATAGCTTGTCTCTTAAGGTCAATAAGTTGATACTCAAATTGACGACTTTGATTCTGTGAATTTCTGATTAAATCTTCCGCTTCAATTTTTCTCTGTAATTGCTTGTCGTCCTTGTCTCTGTTTTCTTGGCGAATCTTGTCCTGTTCTTCTTGTAGTCTTTCTGGGTTAATTTTTGTTGCTGGCATATTTAGAGGCCCAGCCTGCCCTTGAAATTTTGCTCTTAACGCAGCGTCTGATTGTGCGCCGTACAGGTTTGCCTGTTTTTGCTTTATGTATTCTTTTTTTACATCTGCTGGTAAAGAATCAATAAAGTTTTGCTCATCTACTTTTTTTCTGGTTCCGCCAGTAAACAGATTGATCATGTTTGCAGTCCATTCAAGCAAACCTGCAAGCGGACCAGCGATAGCTGCTTGTATCTGCAGGCTTAATTCCGCCCAAGCTTTTCCAAGTCTCACGCTTTGATCGTCAAGATTGGCCATATCTCGCATTCCAAGTACACCAATCTTCTTCGCAAGTTCTTCTTGAATTATGGCAGCAGCTTTTGTTGAATTGCCGTATTCGATCAAATTTTTGATCTGCAGTTCTTGAGATTTACTTGCAAGCAAACCGGCATCGGCAAGTTTCTGGAAATTGGTAATTGGATCTTGTAGTGAAGCAGCAGCATCCTTGGCTGCATTCGCAACACCGTCCAGGGCCGATCCCACTGCAGTTCCAATCAAGGACAGGCCAAAACCAAGGCCGCCGCCAGCAAAGCCACCCAAGGCACCACCCAAACCACCGCCAGCGGAAGCCCCGAGCCCCTGGCCGAACAGCAGCGGGAAGGCGCCACCGATCAAGCCCTCACTAATGGCAGCACCACCTTTCCTGCCGAATCTGCGCTCAAGGAACGGTGTCTGATTAAAGATGGGGCTCCCTGGCATATTCACGCCGCCACCTATTGGAGAAGATGGATAGCCCGCCCCTCGCCCCCTCATGGCTGCTTCAACAGCAATCGGGCTTCCGGGAAAATTCAAGCCACCGCGAATTGGCGAACTTAAGGCATTCTTGATACCCTGTCGTCGAGCCTCTTCGATTGCAATAGGACTACCGGGGAAGCCGGTTCCACCGCGAATTGGCGAACTAATGGCATTCTTAATACCTTGAGCCATCGCTCTCTCGATTGCTTTTTCTGTTTCCTTGATGGCAATTGGGCTGCCAGGGAAGTTAGCTCCCCCGCGAATGGGGGACGATATTGCATTTTTCGCGCTCTGGGCCATTGCTTGTTGCACAGCCTTTCTTGATTCTTGCAGAGCAATGGGACTACCGGGGAAGCCAGCTCCTCCGCGAATTGGTGAGCTAACAGCATTTTTGATCCCTTGAGCCATTGCCCTTCCAATTGCCTTTTCAGACTCCCGCAAGGCAATTGGGCTGCCAGGGAAGTTAATTCCTCCGCGAATTGG